CCCGCCGCTCGTGCCAAACGCCAGCAATTCCTGAATCTCGCTCAGCGCCGTTTGCGCCTGCTCCTCGCTGCGATAGCGCCGCGTGCGCAGCCCGCTCGCCGTGCGGATGCCCGTCGTCGCCAGCCAGTCACCCACGCCCGTCACCACGTCGGAGATCTGCGTCGTCGTCTCCCGCTGTGCGTAAATGCGCAGCCCCAGAACAGCGTCCAGCCCGCTCTCAACCGTGCGGGAAATCCATGCGCTCCCGTCGTAGATCAGCAGCACATCCGCCGTGTCGAAATCGCCCTCGGCCTCCCGCAGCCCGATGCGATAAGCCGCGTCGTCGGCGCTGCCCGACCGGCTCACTACCAGCCAGTAATTGCCCTGGCTCATCACCAGGCCATGATCGAACGTCCATTGCACCCAGTCCAACGACTCCAACAGCGGCAGTGTAGAGCCGGCCACCGTCGCCGACTTCAGCACTGTGCCCGGCGTGCCCCCGCTTCCCGTCGCGTCGCACCACTCCAACTTCAGGTTGTCCGCCGGCGAGCCGATGCGCGCCGCCTGAATCCAGATTTCCGACAGTTCGCCCTGGTCGCTCCCGATCCCCACCGCCATTGCAATTTTTGTTGCTTGACTCGTCAGCGTGAGCGTGCTGCCCGGCCACTCGTTCAGCGCGGGACGCGGCGTCAACTCCACGCTGTTGCCCGCGGCAATGGTCACCGACGCGCCCGCCGCTTCCGCCACAATCGAGCCAGGATGCACCCGCATATGGCCAAAGCCGCCGTCGCTCGACTCCTGGAACATATCCTTGAGCCAGAAAGCGCCGTTGTTGTCCGTCTCCGTCGCGCCGCTGATTTCCAGCAGATCGCCAGGTATGAACTGATTCAGCAGCGCGTCGTTGTCGTGCACATCGTCCGACGGGTCGAAATAGATCGTCGTCGTTGTGTAGCTCGTCACCGCCAGGCGCTCGTCCGGCGTGACCACCTCATACAGATCATCGTTGCTCGCGCTGCCGCTCACTTCGATGCGATCCGCCTTCGCCAGCACAGCCAGGTCTGCGGCCAGGCTGCCCACCCGCATCATCGGCTTGTAGAACCCGATCTCGTCGCTCGTGACCGCCCACCCCAGCAGCTCGTTGGCGTTGACCTCCTGGTCACGCTCGATCTGCCCTGCACTCTGCGACCAGTAGCGCCATTCCAGCGAGCGCCAGTAGCCCACGCAGCGCAGCGTTGCGCCGTCCTCGCCGCTCCCGGCCGCCACACTGCGCAGCGGCGCCGAGCGCTCATTCACAATGCGTGTGGCCTGCGCCAGCGCCGTCGTGCCGTTCGTCGCCTGCGCGCTCATGCGCATCTCACGCCGACCGTACAGGCTCACGCTGTGCGCATCTTCCACCCACGCCGTCACCTGCGCCTGGCTGCCATCGTCCACATAGAGCACCGCCATGCGGTTGATCACCTGGCTGGCGTCCAGCGCATACTCCACCCCGTCCAGCGTCACCGCCGCCGTTTGCACCAGACCCCACCACACCGGCAGCCCGGCGCTGTTGTGGATCACCACCCGGCAATTCAGCCAGGTCAGAACGTCCGACAACGCATTCTTGTCGCCCGATACCGCCACCTCCGCCGCATTCGGCCCGCCCAGCGCCGCCGCGCTGTACCGTGTCGGCGTCAGCGTCAAGTTGGTATGGATGCGTGCGCCGTCGGCGCGGGTGAGCGTGCAGTGCATCAGTACGGCGTGATAGTTCCGGCGCCGGTGTTGGCGCCCGCGGCCAATGTGCAGTAGCGCGTGTAAATCGTGCAGCCTGTCGCCGCTTCCAGGTCGTAGGCGCTGCCACCGGTGCGGCAATGATCCAGCCACATTGTCATTGTGTCGCTGCTGCCCGTTCCGCAGCCAATGTCACGGTCGTTGGTGGCGTCAGCGCAGTCATGCACCCAGCACCCAATCATCCACGTTTTACCGGTACCAACGTCGTGCACGTTGCGGCCATAGTTGCGCGTGTAGATGCCACCGATCCGAATCCCCAGGCTGGCATTGTGCGACGTGCTGCCATTGTCGATGTGACCAACGTTGTCGCCATTGTCCCTACCCACACAATCGATCTCCATGAAGCGAGCCTGCCGCACTGCGGTGGCGCGCTCTGCGTAGTGAAAGCCGTCTTCCTGATTTTTTGCGCCAAGGCAATACTGGCAATACGTGTCCGCGCCGACATTATTCAGACCGTTGCCATATGCGTACTTAAATGCACAGTTGTAGAAATACGCCGTGGGATAGGTGCCTGCGCTGGCAGCCTGGATTGTGACGACCTGTGCGCCGCCCTCGAATCGCATTCCCTCCAATAAAACCGTCGCGGCGTTCGCGTCGATCTGAACCACCGTTGATCCTGAACCTTGCCAGTACGGTCTCAAATTCGCATCAGGCGCGCGGTCGTCCGATAGCCTGACATAAAGGTATGTTCCGTCATCGTACCAACTTCCCGCGTTAGCGTTCACCTCAGTTGCGCTTGCCCGTTTCGTCAGCACTTGGTAATCGCCCAGCGCGTCCACATAGAGAGCGTCACGCACATCGTAATGCTTGATCCCGCCTAACCCGTGCGTCGCCACATAGGTGCTCGTGTACACGCCATCGAGCGCGTAGGAGTAGATTTTGTGGTTGCTGAAAACCACCCGTCCGGGATTGAGTGCGCGCAGGCTGACATTTTTGGTCGGATCGAGCGTCCAGTTACCGATTGACAAATCGTACACGCCATCGGCAACCCAGATCGTCCCACCGCTGGGGCTGGCGTTCAAAATTTGCACGGCGTAGTTGATCCCCTTCTTTGCCGTCGCCCAGGACAGCCCATCACCGGAATTGTCGGGCCGCGCAGCGTCCAAATACCAGGTGCCTCCGGTTGGCGCAAAGTCCAACAGTTTCCGACCGCCGAGGCTGGCGCGCCCCGCCGCATCCTGGTAAATCGTCAACGGCGTCCAACCGGCTGCCGCAAATGCCGCAGGCGGTTCGATAATCCCGTACAGATTCGAGGTCACGCGCAGCGATTCCTGCAACTCAGCAATGTCAGCCTGTGCGGTTGTCATGTCCGCGTCGATCTCGTTGATAGCCGCCACTGCGCTGGTTTTCGCAGCGGTCGTCAATGCGGTTAGCTGGCCAATAGGCGGCTCGTTGATTGCTCCGATTATCATTATGCGATCTCCAGTACCCGTACCTCAATCGTACCTGACGCGGCGCGGCCATAGAGCGCCAGCGATCCGATCTCCAAACTGACAGACTGCCCAGCGCCCAGCGGGAAGCCGGCAGCCGTCGTCACCGCCGCCGATCCGAGATATACCGTAGCGCTACCATTGTTGTAGACCCATAGCGCACGCCGCCCGCTCAGCGCGCTGGCCGGCAGCGCTGTAGCCGTTGTGGTCACGCTCACCGCCGTCGCCAGCACCGTCGTTGCCTTATAGAATATCTCCACGCCCGCTGCATCCACCGGCACATGCTCACTGGCATGAATGCCCGCGCTGATCTCCTCGCTGGCGTGCGTGACGGTGTTGCCGCCTGCATCCTTGAACGTGTAATTGTCAGCCATCACCCTCTCCTATCGTCTCACAACTCTATATTGTCGCCCGTCGCGGGCGATACTTCACTTGCAGCGCCATCAGCGCCGTTGCATCCACCCCCGTCGCCGACTCCACCAGCACCATCAGCCGGTTCGCCCGCTCCGGGTAGAGCAGCAGCCGGCCCACCGCGCCCAGGCTGGCGTGGAAGTCGTCGATGACCGCATACCGTTCATCGCCCCACCAGTCGATTATCGCCGCATCCGCCCAGGCAATCCCCGGCCCCTCCAGCGTCACCAGCTCGCCGCCCGGGCAGAACTGCACGAAATCCAGCACGCCCGAACCCGTCGCGCCCGCATAGACCGTGATCACCAGGTACCAATCGGCGAACGTCGTCACCCCCGGCGGCATCTGCACATAGCCCAGGTCATAGACCAGCCGCCCGCTGGCGGTCAGCGCCTCCGGCCCCGTCCACGCCGCCGTCACCACCGGCCCGGTCGAAACCTGCTGAAGCTGCGCCCGCAGGTACACCCCCGCCGAGATACTGGTCATCACCGCCAGCAAGCGCACCCCACCGCCCGCTACCAGCTTGGCGATCTGGGCCGCCGTCAACGTCAGCGTCCAGCGCGCCGTCGCGTGCGTGCTGCTGGTCGTCCACGATTTTGTGTCGCCGCTTTGGATCGCGTGCTGAAAGCCATCGAAGCGGGCATACACATCGTTTGCGATGTAGACCCGCTTCACCGTCACCGGTGCGCCGTCCTCATTCGTCAGCCGCAAGTGCGCCGGCGTCGACAGCACCCCCTCGATGGCCGTCCACTCGCCCGCGTTGTATGCGTTGTCGCCTTCCGTGATCCCGAACGCCGCCGAGTACGTCACTGGCCCCGCCGGTCCGATCCAGTCGCCCACGTCCGGCTCGCCGGCCACGTCGCCATTCGTCATGTGCACCGTACCGGCGTCGATTTCCTCCGCAGTCTCCCACCACGGAGATCGCTCCCACATCGCCACCACTTGCACAGCCGATTCGGCGCCACTTACCAGCCGCCGCCGCACCGGATCATCGCTCCACAGCAGCCGGCCATCTCGGATCTGCGACCGCCACACCAAAGCATCGCCTTCCCGCTGATACTCCACATACACGCGCACGTTGCTCGATGCACGTGCCCGCGCCACCGCCAGCAACCGCTCGATCATCTGCGTCGCCGCCGTCACATCCGCCGCGCTCCCCTCCAGCACCACCGTCGCATCTTCCGCCACCGGCGTCAGATCATCCCGTCCTGGCCGCGGTTGGTACGTGCAACCCCGAACTGGCTCCGCCCCCGTGCCACCGCTCAGAATCGCCGTCTCCGTGCCATCCGTAATCCGCAGCATCATGCCCCCTCGTACTGCATGATCACCCCGGCCACCCGGTGCGCCAGTTCCACCATGTCAAGCTGCGAATTCATGTTCTGCACAGGCACCGTGATATTGAGCGTGCGCCCGGCCATCCGCTGCGACTCACCCGCATCGTACACCCGCGCCCCGCGCGGCAAGTCCACCAACTCCGGGCCATTCTCGCCCACCCACGACAGGCCGCCCCGCCAGTAACTCGTACCCCGTGCATTGGCGCCCGGCGGCTGCGCCTGCCCGCCGTTCATCCAATCCGGCAGCGTCGGGAAGCTCCACCCCGCAAACGGATTCGGCATACTGAACCCGCTCAGCCAATCTTGGAACGCCTCCAGCGCCGTGCGCACCGCCGCCACGGCATCCGTCACCGGCTTGACCTTCTCACCCAGCGCGTTCCAAGCGCTCGTCCACCAGGTTGTAATCCCGGTCAGGATCCCACGTGCGTCCACGCCCAGATCGGTCAGCGTGTCCACAATCACATCGAGAATTCCGCCGAAGATCGTCCCGGCCAGCGCCAAGAAATTCTCGAATGTCTCCACAAAGAATGATCCGAATGCAACCAGGATCGCCTCCGCACTGGCCCATGCCGTCGCCCAGTCGCCGCTGATGATCGCCATGACAAGCGTCACCGCCTCGCCCAGGATTGTCGCCAGCGAGTTCAGCACCAGCGTGATCTGATCCATCACCACGCCTACCACCGCGCCAAACCGCTCGAACGCATTAGCCAGCAGGTTCACCGCCGTCAGCGCCACCACCGCCATCACTCCGGCGATCAACTGCCCCAGCGCTGTCAAAATCGGCTGGATAGCCACCCAGAAATTTTGTACCGCCGCCAGCAGCCCCTCAAAGTGGGGCGCCAACCCCGCCACCTGCGTCCCCGCCGTGGCGAACGACGCCTGCAGCCGCTCCAACGCCGGCGCCAACAGTTGCAGCAGCGCATCCCACGCCGCCTGCACCGTGGCCACCACCTGCGGCACAATCACGCCAAAGCCCGCCTGAATCGCCGCCGCCGCCTGGTCAAACGCCAGCGCCGCCGGTTGCAGCGCCGCTGGCAGCAGGCTGATCGACTCAGCCGCTTCCATCGAACCAAAACCGGCGTCCATCACCGACAACGCATAATTCGAGAACCCATCCACAAGCTGCGCCAGCACCGGCTGAATCACACCCCAGGCCGCAGCCGTCGCCTCCTGGATGCCCAAAAAATTCGATGTCCACGCCGCGGCCAGCGCCGCCACACCGACGACGATCAACCCAATCGGCGACAACAGGAACCCCAGCGCCGCCCCAATGCCAGAGATCGCCAGCATCACCGGCCCGGCAGCCGCCAATACCGCCGCAAACGCCAGCGCCGCATTGCGCACCGGCTCCGGCAACTCCGTGAATGCCGTCACCAGGTCAGCCGCCTGCCGGATCATCCCGCCCACCGCATCCGTGAACGGCAAAAACGCCGTGATCAGCGCGCTTTCGATGCTCCCCTTCGCATACTCGATAGCGCCCGCCAACCCCTTCAGCTTCGAGTCTGCCACCAGCCCGGCGGCCCCGGCCTCCGTCACCTGGTTTTTCATGGCCGCGTACGCCACGCTGCCCTCACTCACCAGGATGTTCGCCGCCCGGATCGCATCTGCGCCAAAGATCGTCGTCAGCGCCTGGTTGCGCTGCGCATCTGTCAGCCCCGTCGTGCTGCGCTCCAGTTGTCCGACAATATCCTCAAATGTGCGCATCGAGCCGTCGGCGTTGTACACGTTGATGCCGAGATCTGCCATCGCGCCCGCCGCCTCTGTCGTCGGCGCCGTCAGCCGCATCAACATCGTTTTCAGGCTGGTGCCCGCGTCGCTGCCCTTGATCCCGTTGTTGCCGAGGAGCGCAATCGCCGTACTCAGGTCTTCAATCGGCACCTTGTTGGCAGCAAACACCGCGCCGGCCATCGTCATGCCCTGCGCCATGTCCGTCACTTCCACCGAGGATGCGTTCGCCGCCGCAGCGAGCATATCCGCCACCCGCACCGTGTCGCTTGCTTCCAGCCCGAACGTGTTCACCGCGTTGGCGGCAATCTCCGCCGCTTGCGCCACGCCCAGCCCGCCCGCCGCCGCCAGGTCAAGCGTCCCGCCGATGGCCGCCATCACCTGCTCAGTGCTCAAGCCCGCCTTCGCCAGTTCCAGCATCCCCTGCGCAGCTTCGCCCGCCGAAAACGACGTTTCCGCACCCAGGCGCAGCGCCTCCTGCTGCAACGCCGCCATCTCCTGCGCCGTCGCCCCGGAGACAACCTGCATCGTGTTCAGGCTTTGCTCGAATTCCGCCGTCGCCATCCCCGCCGCCGTCGCAATCCCCACCAACGGCGTCGTGATCGCTAGGCTCATCGCCCCGCCGATCCCGCGCAGCCTATCGGCCAGCCCCTGAACATTCCGTTCAGCGTCCCCCGTCCCGATCTGAATTTCGCCATACGCACTGCCGAGATTCACCACGAGCTACCACCCATCAACAATTAGCAATTGACAATTGACAATTAGCAATTGCCCACCGTCCCACAACAAACAGTTGTCAGACGCTACCACACCCCGCTCTCAGGAATCGCCATCTTCCGCACCCCAGGCCGGTTGACTGGCGCAAACGACCGATCCCGCTCCGCCTGCTGGTCTGCCAACAGTTCACTCAATTTGTGCTTCAGCACGCCTTTGGCATCCCGCAGTTCCAGCATCGCATCCAACCACGTGCCAAATTCCCACGTCGCCCGATCCACCTGGTACGCCACCCACGCATCGCCCGGCAGCCCCAGGATCGCCGACGGCCGCGCACCGTACCGCCGCGCAATCCCGTCAAGCCGCCACAGTTCCTTCTTTGACGAGACGAAAGGACTGCACCTTGCTGGCGTCCTCGTTGAGCCACGTGAACACCGCCAGCCGATCCGTAAATGGCAGTTCCGCCGCGTCCAGACCCTCCGGCCCCGTCAGCGCCGCCCGGCACGTCAGCGTGATCAACTCGCCCATCTTGGCGATCATCTCCAGGCTGCTCGCCTTCGCGCCGCTCTTGATGAACATATCCAACTGCGGCATCAGCGTCTGCGGGATTTTGCCCTGCTCTGCCATGTCAAGCACGCTTACCCGGCGCAGCGTCACCGTCAACCCCGATGGCAGCAGCGCCTCCTCTTGGCTCTGGCGCTGCTGCCGCCATTCCTGTAAGTTCATCCCATCCCCCTATCAGCTCGCGGGCAGCGATGTGGTCGTCTCGTTGTGGATGATGTCATAGATTCCGGTCGTGCCATCGTCGATGGCCACCCCGGAGCACTTCGACACAAAGAACTCACCGTCGGCGAACTGCCCCTCGATCCCGCCCGTCACCTTCGCCTTGTAAATCTTCACGTGCACATCGTCGCCGGCGTCCCCAACGCTCTTGCCGTAAATCTTGAAGTACGGAAAGGAGGTCAGCGCGTCTGCGTTCATCGTCAGGATTTCCGCCGTGCCCGTGCCCGTCAGCGCCGGCGTGCGCCCCGTGATCAGGCCATACGCCTGCATCGAGATGCCGCCCTCCTCCAACTCCCACTCCAGCGCATCCGAGAACGCCACCACCGCCAGCGTGTGATCGTTGCCCGACAGTTCGCCCGACTTCACCCGCTCCTTGAACGTCATCGTCTGCGCCGCATTCAGCGAGACCACCGTCGCACCCTGCACCAGCTTGATCTCACGCAGCCCAAAGACCTTAATCCCAGCATCACCGAAAGCCATCTCCTACCTCCTGAAAACTAGCCTATTTCCTACTGCCTACTTCCTCTGCACCGTCGCCACGAACCGGCTCACCGCCATCGCTGCGCCCAGCGCCCCATCTTCCTGCTCCAGCACATCGCCCGCGTGGGCGATCTCATAACAGCCGTCGCCGCTCACGGGCGTCAACTGCGTGTCATGCAGCAAATCATAGATGCGCCGCCGCGCCGCTTCGATGCTCGTGTACCCATGCCGCTCGTACAGCAGCACCTGGAAATACAGCCGCCCGGAGTCTGTGTGCGGCCCCCACGGCGTCGCCGTCGAACCCTTCAGCAGCGCACACGGCCGCACCTCCAGGTTCGCGTCATACGCGCCTGGCGTCGTCTGCCGGCTAATCTCCTGCGCCCGATGCACCCCGCCCGTCAGCGTCGCCATCAGCGTCGAGTCACCCACCAGCTTGTTGTACACCGCCGTCAACATCGCCCACCCTCAACAATTAACAATTGACAATCAACAATCAACAATTGCCGACCGTCCCACAATCCATTCTTGTCAGTCGCTACCCCAGCATCGCCCGCAAATCCGCCATCAACTCCGGCAGATGCCGCTCAATCGTCGGCGTGATAATCTGGTAGCGCCCGCCATTCGCCAGTTCCAGCCAGATGCCATAATCGATGTCCGGCCCGTGGCTCAAATAGATCGTCACCAACTTCCGGGCCACATCCCGCTCCGCCGTGCCAAACAGCCCCGTGCGCGCGTTGCCGGTGCGATCCGTCCACGGCGCCGAAGCCTGCGCATCATTCTGCATGATGGTCGCAATCCGCCCGGCCACCGCCTGAATCGCCACCAACACCCGGTCGCCGTACAGTTCCACCGCCCTGGCCAGGTCAGCCGGCGGTCGCACCCATCGAATGCTGCCGCTCATCTAGGCCACCACATGTAATGCCAAAATCCGGCGCTGAGCGCGTAGCACGCCAGCGCCAGCAGCAGCGCAATCGGCCAGTTCAGATCAATTATTCGTAAAAATCCATCGAAATAGAGAGGCACCGGCGCCGACAGCAGCACGAAGCCAGCCCAGAACGTGCGCCGGTGCGTCTGGTTGAGAATCACCGCCTGCGCAACGTTGTCGCCGATGTTGTCCACGCGCACCTTTGTCTCGTGCGTCACTCTCGCCACCTCCCCAATGTCGTGACGCAGCCCCTCGAAGGCAGCGCGCCACTCGCGCCCCTCCCGCGCCAGGTTATTCTCCAGGCGGCTTACCAACTCATAGATCAGCCGGATCGTGCCCGTCTCGTCATCATCGTGCGCGGGGTTGATCGTGACGCTCTGATCACCGTAACCGCCCGTTTGCTGCCTGTTGTCTTTTCCGACGACCACATCCTTCGCGCCGTCAATTTCGGCGCCTGTGGCGTCCCTGCCTGCGTGCAATCCGTCGCTCATCATTGCGCCATCCGCGCCCGTGCGCGCACCCCGGCCCGCTCGTTGGCCGCCACCGCACTCACCTCATACAGCACGCCGTTGACCGTGAACCGATCCTCCGGCTGAATGTCCAGTGTCGTGCCGCCCAGGATCGTCATCTCGAACAGCGCCGCTTCCATCTCACCCGTCGCCAGCCGCGCCGCCTGCCGCCCGGCCTGCGCAATGCGCACACTCTGCGCCGCCAGGCTCGTCGCCCCGCGCCGCAACACAACGCTCACCGCGTTGTCGCTGCGCACATCATCCAGGTCAGCCGCCATCGCCGTCCAATCGGCCGCCGTCATCAACCCCACAGCGCAGCCCCCTCCGTCGTGTAGCGCGCCCGGTCGCCCAGCGGCCGCAGCCCGGAGATCGCATTGCGATAACTCGCCAGCAGCGCATTCGCCTGATCCACCAGCGCCCGTCCCTGCGCGCTCTTGTCCACCGACTCATCGCCAATCGAGTACTTCCATGCCGCCGGCGCCATCACGTTCGCCTGCTCCACCAGCGCCAGATACTGCGCATAGAGCAGCGCAATGCGCGCGCCGTTCTCCGTCAGCCGCGCATAGCTGCCGCCGGCCAACACATGCTGCGCCGCATAGCGCAGCACCCGATCCGCCGTGTACGTCGGCGTCGGCTCCAGCCGCAGCGTAGCGCCCTCCCAATACAGGATTTCAGGCATTTCCAGCACGCCGGCAGCGATCAACTTGCCGCTGCCGCCCTGGTACACCCCGGCCCCCACCTGGTGCAGCGGCTCCAGCGCAATCTGAAAGAGGAAGTCCGCCGGCAGCGCATAGGAGGCCGTACCCGCCACAATCGCCAGCGTCGCCGACGTGACAATCGGCGCATCCGCCGAAAGCTGCATCACAGCGTCCTCGACCACCTGTGTGTAGTCCGCCGGCACACCATTCCTGGCCGGAACCTGCGCCTGCAACCTGGCCACCATCGTCGTCAACGCCACGCCCATCGCTCACCACCCCATCAACAATTGACAATCAACAATTGACAATTGACCAACGTCCCACAACAAACGATTGTCAGCCGATGATCTCGCGCAGCGCCGCCAGACTCTTCGGCCCCACGCCATTGATCGCCAGCAGTTCCTCATCCGTCGCCCTGGCCACCGCAGCCGGCGTCCTGTACCCGTTGCGCTCCAACAGCCGCACCAGGTGCAAATTCTTGCCCAGGTCGCCAAAGTCGGCCCAGGCTGCCAGCGGCGCCGGAACCGCTGGATCAACCTGGACCGGCTCCGGCAGAACCGTCAACGCAACCCCGCGCTCTTGCAGCAATGCGACCAGGCCGGCGGGCACCTCCCGCTCCTCGCCCGGATACATATAGAAGAATCCCACGATCACGGGCGCCCGCCCGCCGAGCCTGATTCGCATCGCCCCCTCCGTCAGTTCCGGTACGTCACATAGATCGTCGGCGTCATCGTCGCGTTCCGTTCCATCTTCACGCGCACGAACTCCCCCGCCGTCGGCACCGTCAGCAACTGCGTACCATCCGCCGCAAAGTAGAGCTTCGGCGTGTGCGCCGCAATCGCCGTGCTGGCCGTCGCCGTGCTGGTGATCCCCTCGCTCTCCCACGAGCTTGTGTTGCTGGCGTAGCTGTATGTGTAGTCGGCCCAGTTCGTGCCATCCGCCGAAAACTGAACCGTCAGCGTCACGTTGCCCGTGTCCGAGATATCCACCGTGGCGAAAATGTCCACGTTCGCAAACCCCGCCACCGCGCTCGCATCCACACCAGGCGAAAGTTCCCGCGGGCTGGCCGTGTACGCCGTCCCCGCGCCGCTGGCCGCCGCCGCCGCGTGCAGCAGCAGCGTCCGCTGCTTCTCCACCGCCGGCGCCCGCTCCTGCGCCTGCGCCTGGCCGCCGATGGCCACCAGCAGCAGCGCACACAGCACCAGCGCCACCCCCACCCCAAAGATCACACGTTTCATGGTTGTTTCTCCTCAAGCAAAGACAAGTGACAGGCGTCTCACCTGTCACCTGTCACTTGTGTCACGCAATGGCCACGTAGGCCGCCTTCTCCACCACCGGCGCGTCCGTGCCGTTGTACTCCTCGACATAGTACTGGTCAGCCGCGACCATCTTGCCGTTGCTGTACGTCGGGAAGGGTCCCTTCAGCGTCATCGGCTGGAACACCCGGTGCATCACCACCTCACGGTTCACCACCAGCGCATACGCGTCCGGGAAGGTCGGCGTCGCAAAGATCGGCAGACCCTTCACCCCGCCGGCGAACCCAGCCGCCGACAGCACCGCGTTCGGGAACCCGCTGCGCGTGAACCCGTCCCAGTTGCTCAGCCGGTCCGCGTTCGTCTGGCTCATCACGATGGCCGTCGGCGTGTAGTAGCGGTTGTAAACCCTCGTCTTAGCTACGCCCAGCTTCGCCACGAACTCCACCACATCGTCCGAGGCCGCCGTCCACGTGCCGCCGCTGTTGCTCGCCTGCTGCAGCGCCGCTGAGATCGCCAGATAGTGCATCCCCGTGTCGATCTTGCGCTGGATGTTGCGCACCAGGTTGCTCAGCGTGCGACCCACCGCGTCATAGCCAAGCTGCGACCGGCTGAAGACCACCGCCTCGCTGCTGATCTGCGTCGCCATGCGGTCCGCGCTGATCTCCAGCGTCTTGTAGCTCAGCGTGTTCTTCGCCCGCTCGATCTCAGCCATCTCACCCTTGCGCATCGCGTTGTAGGTGTAGTCGATCAACAGGCTCTGCCCGTCGGTCGTGGCCCCGGCCGCCAGCGTCATAATCCGCCCGGCCGCATAGTCGATCACGAACGACACGCCTTCGACGTAGGTCGTGCCCGCCGGCGAGGAGGTCAGCACCACCGTGCCCGGCTCGATGCGCCCGTTCGCCAGATCCACCCAGTTGCCGTGATCGCCCGTTACCGGCTCATCCGTCACGGCCACCGTCGCGCCGCTCTCCGCCGTGTATGCCTCGAAGTACAGGCGCTCCGGCGACTGCGTTGCAACGCCCAGGTCGTACACGTTCGCCGCGATCAGTTCCGGCCACACCTGCTCCACGATGGCGCGCATCACGCTGTACGGCAGATTCAGATCGGTCGTCTGCTCCGCTTCCTCGAACAGCCGGGCCTCAGCCTGCAACTGCCGCTGATAGCGCTCGTCGAAGAGCTTCAGGTAGCGCTGCGCGTAGATTTCGGCGCGGCTCTCACCCTTGCTCACATCCCGGCGCGGGCTGTTGTCGCTGCGGCGGATGCTCTCCGTGATCTCCCAGGCCGGACGCACGAACAGCGGCAGCCCCGTCTCCCGCTCGAAGACCGGCCCCACCATGCGCACGTCGCCGCCCTTGCCCATGCCGGCCAGCTTCGCAGCCGCCGCAATCGCGTCATACTCGCGCCGCTTGCTCTCCACGATGGCCGCCACATCCGCCGCCACGGTGGCTGAGCTTGTCGAAGCCCGCACGCTCTCCACAAAGAGCTTGTTCATGGCGTCGCCATACGGCAAATCCTTCGTGGCCGCGGCAATGGCCGCCTCGATGGCCTCGACCCGCTTGCGCTCAGCCAGTTCCGCCTGCGCCTTGCGCGCCTCCTCCAGTTCCCTGTGCGTCTCCGCCTGCTGGCGTTCCAGTTCGGCCCGCTCCCGGCGCGCCTCCTCAAGTTTGCCCAGCAGTTCCTTGTCCTGATCTTCCATGATCTCCCCTGTCCCTCGGCTTTCCGTCAGCCGTGCAAATGGATCACTCGGTTCGGCCACCAGGTCAAACCCCGTGATCGTCAGTTCCGTCACCTCATCGATCTTGCGCCCGGCCTCGCGCACCGTGCGCACCTCCCCATAGCCACGCATCGAAACGCCCACCGGCACGCCGTGCTCCAGCAGCGTCGCCACGTCCATGCCGTTCTGCGTCGGGAGGATGACGCCTTCGAGCAGCACCTGGCTGCCGTCGAAAGATGACGCCTCCCATTTGACCACAGTCTCCAGCAACGACGGTCGCCCGCTCTTGTCGCCCGGATGTTCCGCCTCGCCCAGGGCAATCAAGCGCCCCTGGCCTGCGCTCTCCGCCAGATTCAGTTTCGCCACCGCGCTTTGCAGCACAGCAGCCGGATAGCGGCGTCGATTCGCGTTCACCACGCCCGCCGTGATGCCGATGGCCTTCACCGGGCGCCCCGTCTGCCCATCCACCCGTTCCCCCAGCGTCAGCCGCTGGTCAATTCGCTCACTGAATCGCTTCATCGTTCACCGTCCCACAAGAAAAGCTTGTCAGTCGTTACACGCCCAGCGCCTCCGCGTGCGCGTCTGGCGCAATCTCCAGCCAGCGCAGCAGCGTATCCGCCAGATTCATTGTCCACGGCAGCAGGTCAGTCGTCCCGCCCCACCGCTCATACTCATCCAGGAAATCATTCTCCCCGGCCAGCCAGCCCCGGACGTTTCCCAGGAAACGTTCCCGCGGCATCACCGCCGCTTCCTGCCTGCACATGCACTGCACATGCAGCGGCAGTTGCACTTCGCCCACCCGGTACGGCCCGCCGCTCGCATACTCGTCGCAGATATCCGTCTCCGGGTGACCGGGGCTGAGCCGAATGTACACCCCTTCCACCCAGGGCGCATTCCGGTAAATCTCATCCACCATGCGGTGGTGCGCAATCTGAATCTCATTGCGCGCCATGCGCAGCGCGTTGTACGCCACCCCCTGCCCGCGGCACTCATCCCCGCGCAGCAGACCCCGCTGATCCGCCATGCGGTCGCTCGGCGTCATCCGGTACAGCCGCTCCATCGTCCACCGCGGGCAGTTCAGCCCCGCCCCCAGCGCACCCTCCAGCAGCCGGGCCAAATCCGCCGCGTTCGTGCGCTCCATCATCGCCTGCGTCAGCGTCGCCCGGATCTGCGTCAGCCCGTCCCGCTCAAAGCGCCAAATGCGCCCGGAGAGATTGAAGCCATCGCCATAGATGCGCTGCGCCGCCGCCGCCAGCGCCCGCTCCCGGCGCCGCTCCCACAACTGGATCAGGCTGCCCAGTTCCTGCGCCCCGATGACCCGCTCCGTCAGTGTTTCCTGGGAAACGTTACGCCCCTCGGTGGCTGAGCTTGTCGAAGCCATGAACCGGTTGTGCATCACCACCAGCACCCCGAACGGAATCCCCGCCGCCTCCTTGCGTGCATTCTCCAGCAGCAACCGGAAGCGCCGCATCAGCGTCGCCCACCGCCCCGCCAGGTCATTCGCCACGCCCAGCAGTTCGCCCGTGTCGGCCACCCCGTCGGCGCCAATCGCCCGCGTCGCCGCGTCGATCAGCCACCGCTGCAACTCCCCGACCAACCGCTGAATCTCGCCCGTCACGCGCACCTGCAGCCGCAGCAGCGCCCGCTGCGCCGCCCGCTGCACCTGTGCGTTTGACATCCCCTCCAGCGTCATCATTTGCGGTCAATCCATCCCATATACAGCCGGCCCACCAGGCGCCCCAGTTCCCCGAACCCGTAGAGCAGCCACATCAGCAGCCCGATCATACC